TTTCCCCCCGCGCTTTTTAAGGTGAGAGGCCATCCCATATAAGACGAATTCTAGCTTTTGCGCAGCCAGCATGGCCCCACCGAGGAGCATCATCTCATCCGGAAGATCTAGCTTTCCAATCTTGGGCGGCTTTTGGTCCATATCGTCGCTCATGCGGTTCTCCTAGTGGGGCATTAACCGTTCTGCTCGCCAATTGCGGGAAAACGGAATGCAACGATACATGTGTCCTGTGTACCCATCCAGCGTGGCCAAATCAGTAACGAACCTGACACAGGCCGTAGTAGCTTTTCGCCTCCAATGAACCGCCTCGGTCCGTTGTCTGCAAGCCCATGGACCGGGGCAATGTGACCTAGGAGGTCGATGTGAGTGATGGAAAGATAGATCCGCTGGAAGGCTTAAATTCGCCGGTTGGGCTTGGGACATTGTCCGCAGTTATCGCCTTGACTCGAGTCGTTCAAGCTCTTGCGGGTAAGGATAGTGATTTGGTTGAGAGAACATTGCATGGAGCATTGGAGTCGAACGCTTTCAAAGGCGGCGATCAGTTGGCCCGAACCAACTTTGAGGCACCGATCCGTCAGGCGATTGCAATGGCGAAGCAGACAAGAGAGGAACTGAACAAATAGCTTTTGACACCTCATCCAATCTGGATTGGAAGCTTTGTCTGATCTGCGTATTGTCAGTGGTCCCCCCACCGGCGATACGCTTTTTTACCTCCACGCTGATCTTCAACGACTCATCCATATCGACTCCTGCGGCATCGCCGCTCACTGTTTCGCGTCTTTGTGCCTAAGGATCAGGCGCGTTCTGTCATGCCACGGCCCGCCGAAGACGACGATCTCGGACGGCTTGCCGTACATGTGGTGAAGCAGAAATGGTCCAGCGCCGTGCACTGCCGCTGACTCGCCTGGCAGCCTCGGATCAGAACCCAGATAGATACCGGCATGGTTCGGGTGCTTCGTCCGCCCTACTTCCATCACGACCATGTCGCCGCGCCGTGGCGTGCCAACACGCTCGAAGCCCGCTGCCTCATAGGCCTGTTCATAAAGACTCGGCCCATCGGCATGCTCCCACCAACCGTCCTCACGCTTGAAGGCATCGAACTCCAGCCCCCATTCTCGCTTGTACCAGTCAGCGCAGACCTGCCAGCAGTCCCAAACGCCATGCACGAACGGGCGGCCGAGCAACGGCGTTTGACCGGTGGGCAAGATGGTGCGCAGATCACCTTCCGGCCAGCTCAGAATGTGCCAGGGCAGCTCGGTCGCCTCACACATCGCGAGATCGCGCGGTGAAGGTCTGCTGGTTGCATCCGGGTGCGAATGAACGATACCGATCACCTCGCCTTGCTCTTCCGCGGCGGCGTAATCCTCCGGAGCTATCCGAAACTCTTCGTTCGGCTCGGTCGCGGTATTGGCGCAAGGGATGTATTGCTGTTTGCGTCCACTGCTGATCAGTAGCCCGCAGCACTCGCGCGGGTATTCTGCGGCAGCATGTGTCTGCACCGCTTTGAGGATGTGCTTCAGCATGGTCAACTCCGGGCAATCAGCGAGACAGCCGGGAAGCCGCCAAAAGGTAGTTCGTTGTTGGCACCCCAGCGCGGTTCGCAGCCTGTGGTGAGCAGACCGTTGCACTCGTCGAGCTCAGGGTTGTCAGTCGGGTTGCCGTCCTTATCGAAATACGGACCGGTGTAGCCGCAGTTTGGGCCGCGATACCCACCGGTGAGACACCAGTGGCACAGCGTGGTCATCTGCCTGCCGATTGACTCGCCGCCGACATCGCCCGGGCTGGCCAGCTCCCACGAAACCGTTTCGCCGTCCTCGTTGGTCTTCTGGTCCAGATACCAGACTTCGATGGACTCCTGCGTCGGGTCTGCCTCAGCATTGCCGGCCGGGAAGTTAACCGCATCGATGTAACGCACCAACGTGTGCCGCATGGTCAGCTTGAAGTCGAGCAGATCCTCGAATGCGAGGCACAGCGCTGTGATTCGCCCATTCACGTTGCCGACTGACAATGTTGGGCGCACCGCTGTGCCGTCGCCGTTCGCCTCAATGCCGTCGATTTGCATTGGCCAGGCTCCGTATTCTTCTCCCTGCCACCAGATCGATTTCGCGGGTAGCTGGTCTGCATCGGCACCAGCCGCGATGATTTCGGCCGAGGTGTGAGGGATTGCGTGTCCGTGAAACCGCAGAATGTCCGCACCGTAGTCCGAGCCGTCCAGCTCAAACAGCAATACCTCACTGCCAGGTTCGAGAACCTGCAGGTCGTTGATTAATGGCATGGTGAATCCCTACGGTAGGAATGCTTGGTCGAACGTCGCGGTAAGCTTGAACTGGCCGCCGCCAAGCGGCGTCGGCACGGCTTTCTCGCAGGTGTAGAGGCCTACTTCGCCTAGCGGGGTTGTCCATTTGAAGGCTTTGGCCCCGCCATGACGGCCGAGGAATTCCATAATCTGCTGCACTGTGGACTTTGGCCCGGTGTAGGTGATTGGGAACGACTGCTCCTTGTTGTTCGGCCCATCACCGACCGTTTGCTTATAGCCGTTGCCGAACTGTGACTTGCGCACCCGCCAGTCGATGTCCGGCGAATCTCCCGTCTGGGTCGGCCAGCTGAAGGTTTCGATTGCCATGTCAGGTCCTTGTCTGCCGGAAGCTCACGCCGCCCGGGCGCCACGAATCAGCAACCGCTTTCTCAGCCGCTTGCTTGATCTGGATTTGCAGATTTTGCGCGAGAGCGGTCTGATCGAGTTCCATGCCTTCAGAACTGCGATCTTGCGTCACGATGCTCACTGGCGCACTGATCTGGATGTTCGATCCACCGCCGCCACCGACAGCGCGGACGCCCAAGGCGCCGCTGGAAGTCCGGGTCAGGGGCATCACAGCCTCGTCACCTGCCTCTCCCATAACTCCCAGCTTTCCGCCAGCCATCCCGAACGCAGTCGGCGAGCTGACCACGCTGTTAGTGAAGGCGCCACCATTGGCGAACATCTGCACGCCGTTCAGCCAGGCGCCGCCGTCGGCTTGCGGAAAGTACGTCGACGAATACCCGGCCTGCGATGCGCCGAGGCTCGAAGAAGTAGCGGCAGAGGATCCAGCAGCAAAACCGTTGGCTCCGCCTGAGAAGTAACTCAGCCCAGCTCCGAAGAGTGAGCTGAGCAGTGCGGATGACGCTTGGCGGGTAGCGATGCGCGCCATGTCTGCCAGGATCGATTTCGCGAAGTCGGAAAAAGACAGCTTCCCGGTCAGCGCGAAATTGACGATGGCATCCTCCATGCTGCTAAAGGCGTTGGTGAACAGGGTTTTCGTCTGGCCGGCGATGTCGCGCGCGCTGTCGAGGTAGTTTTCCCAAGCGGAGGTTGCTCCGTTGGTCCAGTCGCCTTGGGCGGTCTCCACATCGGCGTAATTCTGCCGGATCTGGTCGGTTGCCTTCTTATTGGCGTCGGCCAGAGCCTGGGACTTTTTGGCGAACTCCTCATCCGACATGTTCCGGGACGGATCTGACTTCTGATTTGCCAGGTCGAGAGCTTGCTGAGCAAACCGGTCTTGCTGGCTGTTCAGTTGACCATCGAGTGCGTTCTGCCTGTCACCGCGGCCCACGCCGAGCACCGCGCGCTGCCCGGCAAGTTCAAGCGCCTTCTGCTGTTGATCCAGCGCCTGCACATACTGATCGATCGAGCGGGTCTGCTTGTCGATCCGGCCTTTTTCGTTGTTGGCCAGAACCTCTAGTTGGCTGTCAGCGTCTTTCTGTGCCTTGACCATACTCATGCGCGCATCGGTAATCTTTTGGTCAAGCTGGATGCGCTGTTCGCCCGTGGTCGACGACTTGTCTCGCACCGCTTGCAGGGCGGCGATTTCAGCCTCGTAGGCTGCGGTGAGGTCGCCCTTCTCCTGCTCAACGATCGCGATGCGCTGGCTGCTGTACGACTCCGCCGACACCAGCCCGGCCTTCTGCGCCGAATCCAGCTCCTTTTCGAGGTTCTGGTAGTAGCCGGTGATCGACTTGAGATTGTTCTGCGCATCATTGAAACCGGTCAGGTTCAGCTGATTAGCGTGGCCTTTTGGGTCTTTAAACTTGTCGTTGATGTTCGACAGGTTCTGGTCGACAACGGTCTGATTGAGGCGCGCATCATTCGGATTGGTCTTCCGAATGTCATCCAGCCACTTCTTGTATTCCTTTACCGCCTCAGTGCGCTTCTGTTCGTTGGTCCACGACGATTTCGTCAGCGCGTCGATCTTGCCCATGGCACTGATCGAGTCTTGCTGTGCCTTGGCCTGTTCGGCATCGTACTTCGCGATGTCAGCGTTGGCAGCCTTCGTGTCCTTCAGGAAGGTCAGCTTGTCGGTGTAGTACTCGATCATCTCCTGTTTGTTTTGGAACAGGCCGACATCGCCGGCTTGAGCCTGATCGA